GTCCATTTTGTGCTCCATTAACTTATCTGACCATACTCTGCGATATTCATCAGGACGACCTCTATAACGAGTGGCTAGAGCTGTACCAGAGAAAAGCTGGATGCCAGTTTTAAAAATCTGACAGTAACCTTCCCTAGTGTACAGTTCGTCTTTCCATCCGTCTGGGTCTGTGGTTGCCTCACCCCAACTACTACCGATAATCTGACCTTTTGCGTCAGCGGCGATAGCACCTGAAGCTTCTAATGCAGTCAATTTAACTGAAGAGTAGGTTGTATCTGTACCAGCCGCATAAGTTGCGTTTAGTCCAGAACCTACGTTCTCAACTGATTTGACCTTGAATGCTTTGCCACCTAGTCTTACAACTTGGTTTACGACAAAGAACTGTGGTGCGGCTGTTGCCGCAGTTTGAACTCCATATTTGTCATATCCACAAACCATTTTTAGTTCAGCACTGTCGCTTCCTGCGGCAATACTTGAACTAATAGCTGTTTTTAATACAAAATCACGGCGTTGCCATTGATGACGTTGCTCAAGGAACTTGAATACTGGGTCATCAGTAGACTCTTTAGCGACTTTGCTAAGATAGACGAAAAATGGAGATTGTTGAGGTGCTAATTCTGCGACTCTCTCACCGAAATTAAAAATTCGGCGGTTATCATCGATAGAAACACCCCCCGGGTCAACCCCGGTTGAACGAGACCATACGTTTGCCATAGTCTGTTACTCCTATTCCGTTATGAACCCCAAGGGTTCTTGTTATTGTATGCCTGAACCATAGAGTCCATCATTTGGTCTTCCCGACTCCCCTGTGCATTACCTTGAGAAGGTACAACTCCCATACTTGTAGGAACTTGCTGTGCTCTCTGCATCTGCTCAAATGACTCATTCGGATTCGTTTCAGTTAAAGGAGCTTGTCCTTGAGTAGGTGCAGTCTGATTTCCAGTCTGCAATCTAAACAATTTAAACAAGTTATCAAGTGTAACAGATTCAGGCTTGTCCATAATCTCTACGAACTGAGCTATTTCTTCATCACTAGCTTGATATGTTCCCTTTAAATGAGTATGAATCTCACTCATTTGTTGCTGACGCTGTTGCATCTCAGCTTGTTGCCTAAGTACAGTGTCCCTCTCCTCCTTCATTCTCAGCCTTTCCTCCTCTGCCATTGCCAGATTGTACTCAGAGTGCAATCTATTATAGTCGTCCATATCATCTCTCCATTCATCGACATCATCGAGATACTTGGCTGATTGTGATTCTTGGTCCTCAAGAGCTTCAGCTCTGCTGAAGTTTCTTGGTTTTGCAGGTTTTACAGGTGGAGGCGGAAAGGATTTACTCTCCGGTTCCTCTACTGTTGGCTGAGGTTGACTAACTTGTTGTTCCAATGCTTGTAAGCGTTGTGCTAACTGTGCATTTTCATTACGAGCCTTATCAGCCTCACTTTGCCAATATTGATAACGCTTTTCATCGTTATCTTGGGTTTCTTGTTGTGCTACAGGTTGATTAGATTCCATCTGAGGTGCTTCTTGTGCCTGTTCATCGATTGTACTCTCGTTGAATGGGTCAGTAGAAGATTCTTCGGTCTCTACACCATTTGCTCTAAAAAAACCCTCTAAGGGATTCATTCCCTCAGTCGCTGTTTCTGGTTCAGCAGTGCCCTTTACTTCTAGGTCAGGGGTAACTTCTGTATCTATCATACTCCAGTTCCTTATTTTGCTCCAGCCGACTTCTTGGAGTCGGGTGTGGATTGTTGTTTTGCTTCCTTGTTCGCTTCACGAACACCGGCTTTAGCTTGTCCAAGAACATCATCAAGACGCTTCTCGAAGATTCTGCCAGAGGCTTTGCCTTGGGTTGAGACTCTATCGAGGTCTGCCTTAAACTTTTCTAATTCGGCTTTCTGTTTCAAGTGATAGTTTTCACGCTCTCTTGTTTGCAGGTCACCTTTTAATTCTTTTATCTTTTCTTCCATCTGTTCAACAGATTGTTTTAATTGTCCAACTTCATCTGTTCTGGTCAATACACCCTCCTTATCAAATACTTCTGTCTTTTTAAGAACTTCAGTCTTATCAATAATACCATTCTTAAAAGCATCCATATACATTTCAAGTTGTGCGTATCTATTTGTTGGTAATGTAGAACCTGTAACCACAACTACATCAAAATGTCCTCTTGATATATCGTTCATAACGCTTATTTCACCAGTTTTATCATCATACATTTTTTTATTAATAGCTACTTCAGTCATTGAGTTATTTGGATTAACTAATCTAACTATTTTTTCAGCTCTATATAATTGTTGCATTATAGGTATTGCTACTTTAGCAACCCTTGCTAGTGATATTTCTACATCTTGCAATTTAGACTTTATCTTTCTCTGTCCAAATTCATCAAGTGATACTGTAGCTTTATATGTATGAGGTGCCGCTTCTGAATTACCCTGCATCAACTCGTATAAACCAAGTTGATGGTCTATATCAGTCTTCGCAACTTGCTCATTCTGATAAAGAGTTCCGGGTAATGGTGTAGGCTGAATAGGTTGAGGAGCACCTTGGTCCATATCAACCTCTATTGCTACACCGGGTTGTGCCCATCTTTGTTCAAAATCCTGCATATCTACAGAACCACTAGGTATTAAAATCTTTGTATTAGTACTTGTTGTTGCGTGAGCAATGATAAGAGAGCGTGTCTTGTTTATATATTCCTGTAAATCCTTAACCATACGAACATCGCTTACTGGGTAGGGTGTCCTATTGTGAATATTCATAAATAGAACGATGGGATAATGTTCGACAGGTAAGATTCTGGAGTATAAGTACTTATCGCCCATTATAACGCACATTTTTATACGCTGTACTGGAACCGACACGCTCTCCATTAATCCTTCTTCTACTAACTGACTATAGGGAACTTGTTGAACTTCTGGCATTGGTGGTGGGTCCTGACCTTCCATCTGTGACATTTGTGCGGCTTTTTCAATCTCTTGTGTAATTTGTGCCACCATTTGATTTGCTTTTTGTTCATCAAGTACTACTTGACCATTTATACGAATAGCAGTCTGTGATAAGAAATCTCTATATGACTCTTCATCAAACACTTCCTCGGTTTTGTTAATGTTATTCTTGACGTGATACCTCTTAACCCATACTTTTTGGTATCTTTCATAACCTCTGATGTATTCATTGTTAGAACCAAAACCAATGTGAGTTTGAGTAGCAGAATCTTCTGGGAATACTATTCCTTTATCATCTGCTCTATTAGTAGTAGGTCTATCTGTATGTAAATCTGATGTGGCGTTTGCTATAGCATCTTCATAAACAGGGTACATTCCCATAGCCTGTTCTTTAGTAAATAATCTTGATATAATAATATTTTCAGCATCGTCACCCATTCTATGTCTAGAGTTAGGGTCAATATAAATATCTAATGGGTCAATGTCGTGAACACAAACTTCACCACGACCATAATCTTTCAAGGGGTCAATATAGACACACATAGCTCCCATACCCATTGTATAATAGTCGTCTATCACGTTTCGGAGTGCTTGAGTCCCGTCTGAGATATACCACATATATTCGAGTAATCCATTAAAGGTCTGTGCCACTTTGTTGTCTGAATCCTCCCGAGGGGATACTCTAAATTGTGGTCTACCTGAAGTGAGAAGTGCCTTGGCGGCTTCAACTGCTGGATGGATACGATTTACTACGAGTGGTGCTTGACCCCTCTCAAGTAAAATGCGTTGTTGCTCAGCAGACCATTGTCTGCCAAGTCTAAATTCTGCGTCTTCTTGTGCTTGACCAGCCCATAATTCCCTTTTATTAGAATAAGTCTTAAAAAGGTCGTGAGTCTCGTCTACAAGTTCCTTATTAGATTTTTCTGAATCTTTATCAGTGTAAGCCATCCCATTACAAGTTACTGATTATAATGTCATCCAGTCAAGCACTTTATTGCGTTGCTTTCTATCTTCTGGAGCAATCCATTCTTTCTGTCTTGAAGGCTTCGCCTTATCAAGTGCATAGTATACAGCATCTAGAATATCATCGTGCTTTCCTCTTGGATACGATAAAAATTCTTGTTGTGCGTGTATGTCTTCTGGTCTAAAGTGAAATTCACCCTTAGCGAGAGGGGCAACCAAGGACAACAATCGTTCGGATTTTCTTTGTCTTGGTTTTACGCCTTTTTCAAGTCCCGGTATATACAGGTTCTCTTCTAGCATCATCTTTCTTACGTTACTCCTCAGTGCCTCTTGGTAGCCCACAGTCTCAATAGTCATTCTCTTAGGGTGATATTTCTTAAATACTTTGAGAATTTCTTCAGGTTGATATGCAGGGTCGACTTTATCCCTGAGAATATCGAGAATAAAAATGTTACCATCGCAATCAACACCAATAGTAGCAATAACAAAAAAGTCAGCACGACTAGATAAGCTACTAGCAGGGTCGATGCCACAGTAGACGTTAACCGGTTTTTTAATATCTTTTCCACCCGATTTACCGACAAGTACGCTTTCTCCGTCAATGTATCGAAACTGGTAGTGATGAAGTTTAATATATTGTGGTTTAAAAGGGGCATTGTCTGGACTCTGTGCCTCATTCATATATTCTTGATAAAAACCATTCAGATTACCAACAGACTCAAACTCTTGTTTTATCTGTTGTATTCTCTCTTCCGGGAATCTTTCGTCCCAGATACTCTTTCCATCATCATCATATATAGCGTACCAAAGAACTTTCCAAGCTGGTGATTCCTTAGCCCAATATAGAAAACAATCTTCAGAAATAACAGTACCAATCATAACAATCCGACCATCGTCAGATAAAGATGGTATTACTGCTTCCGTAATCCATTTTCTATTTTTTGCACGAGCTTCTGGAGTTGCGGCGTTAAGCTCTGACTCATAGTCATCAACGATGATGAGATTAGGGCGAGTGTCACCCTCGATAAACCCCCGTACACGTTGTCCAGTTCCCACAGCAATAATCCGTGCACCATTAGAAAGAAGAATATCGTTATTCGTCCAACGTTTTGCAGTTTCAGGTCCATAGTCTCCAAACATCTCCTTAAAGTTTTTAGAGTTAATCAAGTGATATTTAATCCTTGATAAAAAGTTAATACTCTGTGATTGTGATTCAGATACGATTACAATAAACAAATCACTGGCAGATGGCTTGAAAGCGATTCTATGAAGGGGTAGAATTAAGGAGGTCACTGTACTTTTTGCAGTTCCTCTCGGAGCCGCAATCAATACACGCTTCTTCTGCTCATCTGCCAGATTTCTGTAAATCTCGTGATGAAATGGTGGTACAGCTTTAGCTATTGCAGTAGGAAACATTGTCCTACCAAATAAACCTACATTGTTTTTTAATTTCTTTAAGGCTTGTTGCTGAGCATACTTAGCCTCGAAATCGTCTACTTGTATGGTTTCCCGCTTATCCACTGTACTAAACTCTCTCGTCTTCCTTCAGTTATAGGAGTTACCCTATGTAAGTAAAAAGATGGAAAAAAGACTGCGTCACCATAACCCAAGTCTAATTCAGTATGTCCTGTCCCTGTCTTAAACTGGAGTTTCCCTCCCTCAAATCTATGGCTTAACTCACAAACAAACGAGACCTTTCTATGATTAATACCATTTCCCATAATATCCATATGCCAATCGTATTTACCAGAAGGTGCATCATACCTTGTGTATTGAGGTGCGTCCTTAAATCCTATTAAATCAAAATTCCAAAGTTCGTCATTTGCTATATTGGTCCAATTCCATATTCTTTCATACAACCATTTAAACTTATCAGCTTGATACTTAGGGGTCCACTTAACCATCGAATTTCTATAATCTTCAGTTTCACCCACTGTACTACCTTCTTGCCAATCGATACTCTCCATTGACTCTTTATAGTAACCAATATCGTTTAGTTGTAAGAACTGCCGAACTATATACCAGTTCTCGAATATAGGCTCCTTACTTTTTGGAACGGAAAAGTTGTCCATATTTTCCATAAGTATCCCAATATCCATTTTCCCAGAGCCTACTGTTAACTAAAACAAGTATCCCTGCTATTAATAACGCTAATTCTATCATTGCGTGACCTCTCTTTCTATTCTATGTAACCTAAAAATGACACTAATCCATAGTATCGTTTGTAATAAAATATATAATTCCCAACCCGGAAAGTTGGGCACTTCTAATAGACTTTCATAATAGTACATAATTGATTCAATCATCCTTTTTTGCCTCCTTAATTGGCATTTTCGTTGTTCTAGATGCAATCAGCTTATCTTCTTCTGCATTGATATTATCAATGAGTTTTCTGGTTTGCGTTGCTTCTAGCTTATCAGTAACTGTTACTGTTTCTTTATCCTTCATTCCGTGAATTTCCATACCATCATTTACAAATCCACGAATACCATTAACATCTTCCTTCTTTAATGCAATATCTACTCCCTTCTTCATTAAATCAATAAAGTAGTTTGCATCCATCATATTATCTGTTAATAATCTTTGAGCTTCATCTCTTTTCATCTTTTTAAAGACCTCCGTTCTCATATGGCGTTTTAATTTACGCCTTTTACTTTCACTTACTGGACCATACACTTGGTCAATGGCGACATCTCTATCTTCTGTTAAAGCCGCCCACATAGCTAAAGCTTGGTATCCCTCTGATTGTACTTTTACATCCAACCATTTCTTACCACTGAATGTATTGTTGGCTACCCTACCTCCACAACAAAACTTTTTATCAGGATACTTAGGATTCCACATAATATAACCAAAAGGCATCCTATAATAATAGGACATTCTTCTTTCCTTGTCCTGATAAGACTTTTTACTAATAACCTTTGCAACATAATCGTCATCGGTAAGTGCCCATTGGTTTGCATTAGCCTTTTGCCAATGTAAATAAGTAATTTTCTCTTTATCAGCCTCATCTTTAGTATATACGGGGTACTCTGTTGGACCAATGTCCTTATGATTTATAGTTATAACAAACACTAGCGTCCTTTATGTTAATATATCCAACTCTCTTCATTTTTTTATCATTATATCCACCAAAATGAGAATTTACAGGTAATTCTTTCTTTATCCAACCAAAAGAATATCCCTGACTAGAGAGCCTGGTCACGTTAAATACATATATATCTGTAGTTGTAGCTACGATATAAAGGAACTCTTTACCTTCTATAGCTGAAGTCCCTATATTTGACATATATTTATCGTATTCTATTATACAATTATCGTAATGTTTGTTACGCACCTTAATCTCAGCAATATATCTAGGTTCTTCTGCATCATAATGACAAAAATTATCCGATTTAACAAAGGTAGACTTAGCTTCCTTGTTAATATACGAAATAACAAAGTCTTCTGTTATCTTATGAGACCTAGGTACTTGAGTGTCAGGGTTATGTAATACCGAATCTTGAGTATCCAGAGGTCTACTATCATCATTAGTAGTCTTAATACTCTCTTTATAGGCTTTGTAGGCTTCTGTGACCTCATAATAGCGTACTCCCCTCTTCTTTTCAGCTTGGAATCCTGTAATTGAAGACAGTTCTCTCCAGAGCTTTTCGTGATTTAGTTTATTTTCTTTCGTTAAGTACTGTTGTATATCTACCACTTACGACAACTACCCCTTGATAAATAGTTAAGTAACTAAAAAATATACTAAAAATGTAAAACACTTTAGTACCTAATGCAATAGTTATGATTTACTTTAGGGTAATCCGTTTAAACTCAACGATATAAACAAGATAACGGAAATTACTCTTCGTCTTCTTCTTTACGCCTAGAACTTGGGTTCACAATCCGAACATTCTCCCACATATTATGGGTCCAACACCAGTTTTCTCCGTCACGAACCGATACATATTGGTGATATGTACTATCTTGGTCCCAGATGTCATTGAATGCAGAATTATACTCGGTAGCAACCTCCGTTCCATCAGTATGAGTGTTCACAAAACTAACAGAAATTGTTGAAATCAATATAATTATAAAAAAATTCATAAAAAAAATTACAGAAATAAACAAGAAAAAACATTTGAAAAATTGCACTAGAATGGGAGTACCTCGTTTGTCCGTTGACCGGGTGGCATTGATTTCACCCCGTGGGGGGTGCATCACTGTTGAGTTTCGTCCCTCAACACAAAAGTAACGCACCTACCCCCGTGGCTTACCAACCTCGCTACTCACTCGGACTGCCACCTCTCCGTCAACATCCCCTGTTATTCTCTAGCATAGCTAGACAATCAATGAGATGAACTCATTGGTTTAAACCATAAAGGATAAATCATTATGGCAAAACAAAAGTTCCAAGTACATTCAGCGTATAACGTTCAGGATTGGCTTTATGACGGCGACAAAATCGTCACCGACAAAGATGACAGAGCCATCGTGGACTCAAAGAGCAGTTACTACGACCGTAGGTCTGGTAAGGCTCCTTTGCCACATTCAATAGTAGTTGACCAAAAGGTCAGCAACTATGAAGAAATTGGGGCGTTGCCCGAATTACTTACCGCTCAAGGCGTCAAAAATCTAGGTAGAGAGTTCAGTGAACTCGTCTATCTAGAGGAAGACTATCCTTTGAATACAAAGGATGGAATCAACGGAGTTGAAACCACCACAAGGGCAGGTCATCAAGTTATCAGGTATTACTATAAGATACCAAGGAATG